AGGGTATCTGTTTGGATTGTTGTTCCTACTAGGATTGTTATTTCTAGGTAAATTATTATTCGGTATATTTGTGGTAGGCATACCTTTAAGCATATTTTGAACTTGTTTAATTTGATTTATCAAATTGGTAAGTTGCTTTTGCCCTTTAACCTGAAAATTAAGAGATACAGGTTTATTTTGCATTTTACTTAATTTTTGTTCAAGCTCATTAACTTTTTCCACACCATGAGTAACAACATTTACGTCAACTTGAAATTGCGCTCCCATAGTAATTTATTCTCCTTTCTTACAAAAAATAAAAACTCTCCGCAAGAAAGGAGAGTAAACTACATTATTATTTATTGAATTGTATAAATTTCTACGATATAATATAAAAGAATCGAAGCTACTTGCTGAGAAGTGTAACTTGTAAACACCTTTGCTTATTAAGAAAGGTATAACATCTCATGAAAAACTTTATAAGTTCTGTGAGTTCTTCACAATTTATTTTCCTGAATGTTGTAGTCTAACAGAAAGGAGGTAAATCGTGATTGATCTCATACTTGATTATGCACTGAAATTTGCAGGTATTGGATTTGCTTACTTTGCTTTACATCGTGTTGTGTCCAAAAAAGCAAAAGAAATTCATGTTCATATAGGATTTATTGGATTAGATTTCGATTGCTCATTCTACAAAGATTAAGTGCTGAGAGTTGGAGAAGAGATCATATAAAATTTTCATGATATAGAAAGAGAAGGAAGTTACTGTATCACACAGTAGCTTCTTTTCTTTTTTGCATTATATTGCACGATGAAATTTAGGATTCATTTTTGTTTAATTGTTACATTATTTTATTTCTTTCTTATAGATTTTTGATAGCTATACCTCTTAGCTAAAATTAGCTTTTACGGCTTCTATAATATCCTGTACAGCATCATCCCACGTACCAGGTGTACCCAAAACCCCACTACCGTTGTTTTGTATATCACTCATGATCTGCAAACCACTATGTTTGCCGTAAGGATATTCTGCTACATTCAAATGAATATCATAATGATAATTTCCATTACCACCAGATACACCAGATGAACGAGGTGAACTTTCATATGTTCCAGTTCTGATATATTTTACAGGCGATCCACTAGAATAGAAATTCTGAATATCTGTTTGAGTCATTTCAAAACCTTCTTGTTCAGAAGCTTCGACTCTTGGTCTAATAATTTGTGCATCAATTGCATCCATAATTATCCCCATAATAATTTCCTCCGTATGAGATAGAAGAGTACTACTCTTCTTAAACAAATGTTCTGATTGAACTACACGACATAATCTGGTAAAATATGACATGAGCCAACATCCTTATATGCCACAGGGAATACCATTAGGTTTACGATGTAAACTATTAAGCTCATATCATCGAGAGATAACAAATATATGATTATGCCTACATTTCACAACTCAGGCATTAGCCTTTCACATAGATATAAAATACAAGGAGGTACATATATGTATATCCCACTCGACTGTGGTAGCGTGTGCATGTTAGTGACTGCCATTTGTGACATCATTGGCATTGCATTTACAATATACGATCACGTTGTACGCAAATAGCATTTGTTATTTTATAAGGGTGTTGGTTCTTGTATAAGTTTATTTCTTTTTTCTGTTATTTGTCTTTTCACCAGAAACATTATCTTCGTTTACTACATTGAATTTCTCTTTCTTTAGTTCCTTATTTTCTTCCTGTAATTTTTTAATCTGATCATTTTTAGCATCAATAATATCCTGGCTAGCTTTGTCAATATTAAATGCCGCAGCATCTTTTACAATCTTAGTAAGATTCTCAGGCGAAACATCAAAACCAGATTCTTTCAGTTTTTCCATAAAAGATACTCCGTCCTTAATCATTTCTGGTGTAAGAGCAGTAAGGTCAAGATTAGCAAAATTCTTAAATGCGTCAATAAATACATTAACACCTTCTACAATTCTATCCATATCTGGATTTGCATGAATGATATTCTGTTTAGTCCATTCAAGTTTGTCATGTACCATGCTGTCTACAAAATCCATGACCTTAATGTATTCTTTTACAGATTCACATCTTGACTCATAGTCTAGATTGATAAATGTATCAATAAGACTCTTTAAATCATCATCTGAAAGATATAATTTAAAAATATTTTCACCATCTTCTAGTGTATATCCTTCAATAAAATATTTTCCAACTGCAATAATTCGTGCAGGTTCTTCCATCCAAGGCGTATATTCACCTGTTTCATCATCCCAAAAAGCATTCAGAATAAGATCAATTGCATTAAGTTTATCTTCAAATGTGATTGTATTTTTTACTTTGAGTAAGCTTTTCTTCATGTTTTCTTCTCCTAACTACAATTTTAATAATTGACATCATTTAAAAATGATTCTAAATCATATCTATAATTTACTTTTAATTTCTCTTTATGAATTAAAATAGGACTTGCATATTCAAGCAAATCCTTTTCATTGAAACTTTTCTTTTCTATATGTGAGATAAAGTCATCCCATTGATTAATATTTAAAAAATATGTATTATCACTTGAACGAAAGTCCAATACTAATCCGCTTATAACACGATTATATTGTGCAAAATCTTTTAAATTCTTAATCTGATAATAATGTACAATTCCTTTTTCATTTTTATCACGTTCAAAACTACATGAACCTTGAAATGTTTTTAATTCAAGTGTAAGAAAAAGATTTCGTGTTCCATCGAATACCATCAAATCACATGGGCTGTGACGACTGAATCTTAACTTATTTGTTGATCCCACATCAAAAGCTTGTGCTGAATCAGGTGGACGGTGGGAGAGTACATAACCTGGCACACTGTTCTTAAAATTATCTTCAAATTGTTTACCTACATTTCGTGCCATTATTTACGTTCTTTCTCTAATCTGCGTTTTTGCCATGCTTCATATGGTTTCTTAGTTTCAGCTTTAATAAAATAAAAGGCTAGTTTAT